AAGTTAGCTTGAGTGTAAGGTACAGCAGTAGCAGTAGTACTTGTAGGTACAGCAGAGATGTAACATTTTAGAGTAATTCCAGTTTTGTGTAATACGATAGTATCACCGATTCTGAAGTTGTGATCAGCAGCAGTTGTAAGTAAACCATCAGCAGCAGTAGTAACAGTTACTTCTTCTTTGATGTGTAAACGTCCTTGCTCAGACCAGATAACTTGGTCAGCAGACATAGCTTCTTCAGCACCAACCTGAGATAAGAAACCAGAGATAGTTCTGTTTCCGAAAACCTCAGCTTCTTTTTCCATAAGATCTGGAAGATATTGTTGAGCCCAAGAAGAGTTCTGTAAATCAACATAAGATGCATTTGAAGCAACTTTGTTAGCATTTGGAGTAGAGTTTAAACCTCCACCAGCATTAATAGCCATAATAAATTGTGTTTAAAAGTTAAAAATTATTTTTTATTTCTGTTTAATTTCACCTTGAAATCAACTTTAGAATCACCACTTAATACTTTAAATTTAGTACCATCAACTTTAATTTCTCCTAAACCTTGTCTAGGAGTCATATCAACATTCTTGCTTTTAGCAATACTGTTCTTTAAAGCATCAGCTTTTCCTTGTTCGTAAAAGTGGTTTGCAATGGCATCAGGATTGTTTGCTGTAAATAAAGATTTGTGATAACCCTTAGCATCTGACATATTGTTACTTTTATCTAAGAACCTCTTAGTAAAGTTACTAATATCGCTTTGGTTTTGTTTAACCTTATCAGCATCTTTGACATTGTATCTAAACGTTTTATCACCTACTTTGAAATCAAAACCTTTGAAATCTTCAGTGAATACCTCGTTTGTTTTATTAATAAATACATTAGTCATTTGTTCCTGAGCCTTCTTGTTAGCCTCATTCTCGGTATTATATCTGTTAAAGAAATCTATAGCCTCTTGTTGATCCGACGAGAGTTTAGTAGATTGTTTAACCTCATTATAGTATAAGTCTTTTTGATCAGACAAATACTTCTTTGCATCAGCTACTTTTTCTTTCATAGCTAATTTCTTTCTTTTAATATCATTTTCTGAATCAAGGTCTTCGTCATAAGAAAACTCGTCTTCTAGTAGGAAACTAATTTCCTCAGCATTCAAATGAGACTTAGTTTTAGAGTAGTATTCTCTAAGTGCAGTCTCAGTATCCATTTCATCGATGTTCTGATTTAACTTAACGTAATCATTGATACTACCACCAGTTTCCTGCATAAACTTAGCTAGACCTTCTAATTCTTCATTCTTAAAAGACTCTTCATTAACCACTGGAATATCTTGAACTACTTCTTCAGTAGTTTCTTCAACAACTTCCTCAAGCACATTTTCTTCAGCTTCAACTTCAGCTATAGAATCTTCTAAATCCACTTGTTCTTCAGCAACTACTTCTTCTGCAGTCTCTTCAACTGTATCTTCAGCAACAACTGTTTCCTCTTCTGCTACAACTTCTGGAGCAGGTTTTGAGAAGTCTACCTTGTAAACTTCCTCTTCATTGTTTTTAAATTCACTCATATAATATAATAAAAAAAATTAATTTGTTGTTATCTTGGTTCGTAAGATCCTAAGTTAAACTTACTAAGTGTATCATTACCTGATGACTCGAAGTTTTTAGGCGCGCCATTACCTTGTCTCTGGTCTATTAATTGAGACTGTTGTGTCGCTTGTATCTTAGTTCTTTCGTCTTTCCTATCCTCAGCGCTTTTTAGTTTAGCTTGATGAGTTTGTACTTCCATTTGCTTTAATTGCATATTCATCTGGAACTCTAACTGCATCAATTCTTTCTTAGCAACTACATCAGCTTGTGTCTTTTGCATCTCTAACTGAGCTTTAACTTGTTCTAACTGTGCTTGTTGTTGAGAAATCATTTGGTTTTTTTGCATTTCCATCTGAGCTTGAGCTTGAGCCGTTTGTTGTTGAGCTTGCTGCTGAGCTTGAATATTCTGCTGTTGCATCTCTTGATCTTTAGCTAATTTCTTTTTTCTACGTAGCTTTAACATCTGATTAGCTAACTTAACGTTTTTAATCTCACGTAAATCTATAGCGTCTTCCAAGTCAATATTCTGCTGAGCTAAAGCGACCTGTATGTTATTCTCTAACATTTGCTTCTGCTCATCATCTGGAGCTAACTCAATAAATATACCAAAGTCATAAAGATGTAGCTCTGCCATTTCTTCTAATACAGCTACATTATGATTACCTATAGCTTGAATAAAAGCATCTTTAGTTGGAGAATACTCTATTATATCAGATATTCTTAATGATAAAGCTTCAGCAACTTCAGCAGTTAAAAATAAACCAGCTTGAAGAATGTGTCTTGTTGCTACGTTTGAATTAGCAGCAGCTAACTTTTGAACACCTACTAATGCATCGGAACTTGGAGTAGAACCATCTCTAGCTTCGTTTAATCCGGTCGTGTCTCTAATCATTTGTAGGTAATAGTTATAAGTACCTATTAAACTTTGCATTTTAGCACCACCATTACCAGAAGATATTTCTTGGATTGGTATTCTACCATGATTCATCTCACCATCAGCAGTCATTGATCTACCGATAACAGAACCTGTTTGGAAGAACATATTTAAAGCTTCTTGAGGATTATAATTTGTACCGTTACCTAAATCAATCTCAGCTAAACCATCAGCATCTAAATAAATCCCATCAGGAGTCATTCTAGACATAACCTGTTGTAGTTTTAAATGTGTTAACTGTATCATATCAGCAAAACCAGTTATACGGCTTACTAATGATTCTATTCTACCGTTGTACATTCTTGGTGCAACTATAGAGTAGTTCATTTTAACTTTAGTGAAGTCAGACTTAGGTCTTAGCATGTTTTTAGCTAGTTCCCATTTTAAAAGTCTGTTAGTACCAAGTATCATAGCTCCTTCATACAAACACTCAATAGCTCTTTCTTCTTTAGAAAAATCAGCCTCTTCAGATTTTGGTCCTTCAAACTGATCATCTCTCTCTATAGCTTTATCAGCACCAGAGTTAGTTGTTTTAACTTTATAAACCTCGTTCATATAGGTTTTATAGTTGAAGTACAATACATCTACTTGATTGTTATCCTTTTTCTTGTTAACTCTAGATGTATTAACACCTTGAGATAAACCAGCTTCACTTATAACATCTTCTAAATCTTCTTGTTTTAAAAATGGAAACTGTTTTACTAATTCATTAATTGGAATAGTTTTTACTTCACCAACATAATATACATCTTCAAAGTAAGGAGAATCTGTGTAAGAGTAAACTAAACTAGCAGGATCAACATATTCTACCGTAGCACCTCTTGAAGTATCAAAATCTGTTTTCACAGCACCTATACCTAATATAGTTAAATCAGAGTACACTCTTTTTCTCGTAAGCTCATACCTATTACCTTCTAATAAAGTATTAATAGCTTGTTCTTCTGCTATCTCCACAGATTGCTTATACTCTAACTGCATGTGAAGTCCTAACTCTTCTTCAGAACCTGGTAAAGCTTCAGGGTCAAATGATCTAGAGTTTACTCCAAAAGCCTCTTCTATATATTGATCTAACTCACCAGTTCTCATATCTTTTAGAATCTGCTCCATATATTCAGTTCTCTTAGACACACCAAATGGATCTTGAGAAAAAGCTTTAACATCATAAGTTCTTTCGCTCATTCCGTTCACTACGATGTCTACAAATTTAGGGATAATTGGAACTGGCTTCCAATCTAAGTTTAAGTAAGATAAATCACCATTGATAGCTAATTCATCTTTATATTTTTGAATTGATTGTTCTCCACGTGCGTATAATCTTAGTTTGTGGAAATCGTTTTGAGTTGTATTATACCTATTAGAACCTGTACCTGCTTCGTTTCCAAACCATTCTGATTCTATAGCTTTACCTACCTTTAATCCATAGTCATAAGAAACTTTCTCTATATCAGATACTACTTGACTTGGGAAGTGGTTTTTAATTGGTGATTTAGCCATTTGCTTTAATTTATTGTTTTAGATGAGAATCCATCATTATTAAATCTCTGTATACCTAAGTTTATTTTTTGTCTTGTCCTAGTAGATGTTGGAGTATATAAGTGTCTGTTACAAGCCATTATAGCTAACCCAGAACTAATAGAAGCATCATACTTAGTTCTATTATTTATTTCAAATTTACTCCAATCATTTAACGTTTCAGCAAAGTAACAATTACCATAGTTACCTTCACCTATATGACCAATATGATCGTTAATATACATTTCTATTGCTGCAGCATGAGCTTGCTTAATATCCTCACTAGAATTAGGTATACCACCTATCTCTTTTTCAGTAACAGAAAGCTTATTAATCGCCTTATCTGGCCTATTCATAGAATATCCCCTATAACCTCTTCTTCTTAAGTAATATAAAAGTCGAGGTTTGTTGTTCTCTGCTAACAAAGGCATGCCGTAAAACACTATAGCCATTAATACGTCTTCAAAGAATATTTCAGCAGTTGGAGGTCTAGATATATATTCTAAAAAGAAAGATGAGTTTGGAGCATTCTCCATGGAAAAAGTAGTTAAACCATGTAGAGCACCATTAGAACCTTTACCATCAACAGTACCAGATATATCATAACTATCACAGCCGAACGCTCCTATATGTTCATTACCTGGGAAACGTATACCGTTTTTTATTATTTGTCTATTTTGTAAACCTAATTCAGGAACCCAAGATATTTTAAATCTACCTTTAGGGTCTGGATTAAATATAACTCTAGAATCTTTAACTCCATTTTGCCATTGAAAGTTACCTTGCGTTATATTTTGATCATAACCAACACCTTCATTATAATCTATTTGCTCATATATCTTAGCTAAGTTAAATAAGCTATTTTTAGTTTCATCTCTAAATGCGTGTTCAGTAGTACGTGGAAACTGTCTGTAGAATTCATTTAAAGCATCCTGATCATCTTTTAAACCATCAACCTCATTATTCCAATAATCAATGATACCCATGTCTATAGGATCTCCTAATGGATCAACTGTATCTTCTGTTGGAGTATTAAATACTGGAGCACCATATTGATCTATGAAACCCTCATAGTTCCATTCCATAGGGATAAATAAAGAATATAATCCAGATTTAGTTTGACCGTTGGCGTTTCTTTTAGTTGCATCCGATGCAGTATATAAGTCTTTGAAGTTTTGACCTCCCTTATCTAATGCGTTTGAAGTAGAACCCATCATACACTTACCAATAACCCTACTACCTAACCTTAAACAAGTTTTAGTTACACGCCAGTTATTTAATATGTTATCAGGTTTATCCCACTTACCAGATTCATCATGAACAAGCATAGCTAGTTTTTCACCATCATAACTGTTATCTCCAGTGTTCTTCCAGTCAATAGTTGTATCTAGTCCTTTTATGTCTTCTTCTTTTTCTTTAGAGCCGATCTTTTTTCTAGTAAACTTAGAAGCGGGTACTCTATAAGCAAGTTCGGATTTTGGGCGATCCATACCATCTTGTATAGGTTTAAAAAAGAAAGGATAATTAATTGATATAGGAACCACCTTATCCGTAAACATCTTTTTTGCATCGGCCCCTGATTTTGAAAGTATTCCATACCTACTATCTGATGATATTGTTGCTTGATGAACTGTTTCAGCCGAGGACATAAATGAGAAACCAGAACGTCTGTTTTTAAGATAACACATTCCATAACATCTATAATCGGCTTTACAAGCTTCCCAAAATAAGAAAAATAATCTATTAGATTCTCTGAAGTCTGGACGACCAATATCAATCTTAGTCCATTGTAGATACATATAGTTACTACCAGTTAGATATGTTGGTACGCTATTATTTATAAACCAGAAACCTTCTTCTCTTCTTTTAAACTCTTCATCTATATAACCATACCACTCTTCTTTCCTATCTTCAGGATACTCTCTCCAATCAAATATAGTTTTTAGTTTAAGTAGTTCTTCTGGTTGTTCAAATGGAACCCATTTGTTCTTTTTATCTCTATGGACTTTTTTAGGAGCTTTAGGGAGAGCTATTTTAATTCCTTGTATTTCATATATCTCATCAATAACTCCTGTCTTAGAAATCACGATAACATCATGCTCTTTATTATAACCGTACTTCCACTTCTTACCTCGATTCATACGAGAAAGAGTGTTAGCTCTAATTGGTTCTATTATTTTAAATAAAGTTTGTTCGTACATTACTTTTTAGATCTTCCTTCAGCGAAACCTTTAAATTCCTTAGGTTTAGACTTTTCTGTTGTTTTACCCTCTAGTTGTGCTTCTTCTTCAGATATTCTATTTAATATCTCAAAAGCATCAAATATAGCTAACTTCTTAGTAGCAGCAGCATTCTTTAGTTTATCAGCAGTTAAATCATCTCCTGAATCAACAATAGCTTCCTCCGCTACTTTTATTAATTCATCTACAGCTTTACGTCCAGCTTGGATTATATTCTTCTTCGTCTCCTTGATACTCATATTTAATTGATATGTCGTTTGTCCACACTCTATACATTCTATTTCCATCTACAATAAACTCATATTCACTGTAAGGAGTAAAACCTACTAAATCACCTTCATTGATTCCCTCTAGTAGTGGATCTACGTGTTTTATTACACCGATTAAAGGTCTCTCCTTATCGATGCTAAATTCATCTATTTGATGTATTGGCTTAACAAAACAACATCCCTTAGGAGCGTTCCATTTACCATCTCTCTTATACAAGAATATTTGATCTGTTTTAACAAAATACATATCCTCTTTGTAATAAGATTTACTGTTTTTTTCTTCACCTCTAATGTTAGTCCACCTACGGAATACATTATGATGTACTATAACTATATCTCCAACCTTAATCTCGCCATCATAAAAACCAGGTATAGATAATACCTCAGCTTCTCTGTTAACGTATTGATGATTAAAGATTTCAGTATTCAATATTAAGTCAGTACCATCTACATCAACAGAGTTATTATAACGTCCATTGACTGGCTTAATTATAAAGTCTAAAGGTGATTTCATTTAGTATGATAAGTTGAATTCTACGGATATAGCCATATTCTTATTGAAGTCTTTCCAAGGTAATACATTGTTTCCTTTGCGGATGTATATACTGTACTTTTCCTCTCTTTCTAATATAGCCTCGATGGTATGACCACCATACACTTCCTGTCCAACAGAATAGTGCATAGCGTCAACCTTATAGTCTTTACCAATCGTTATTTTACGAATGTTACTCATCTGATCCTAATATTGTACCATCAGCAATGTTGATGTTATCAGTCCCGTACTCTTTTTTGAAGTTTTCTTGAAGAGTAGATAGAGCTTGTTGTAGTTCGACTACTTGATGAAGTAAGTTGTGTTTTCTAGTTTCTAATACTCCAACCTCGTTTTGAGTTGAAGTTATTGCTTTTACTACATTCTGAAGACGGTTTAAGTCTTCTGTAGTTACTTTTTCATTTTGTGCTTTTAAATCGACCAGTTTTGGTCCTTTTCTTTTTGCCATAATATAATATAATAAAATTGATTAAATAAATTCTTATTTTACACCTACTGTAAATTCCTTTATAGTAGGTTCTACATCTACGATTGCAGATTTTTGAGTTGACGTAAGTAAATCAACCCATTCATCTAACAATGGAGTGCAATATTTCGTACCCTCAGCTAATTTATACATTAAACTACAGCTAGCGGGTTCTATAATATCTAGAGCAGTATTAACTCTAGATATTACGTTTTTTGACTTTGTTTTTGTTCCTATATAATACTTCATTAGCTTATTCCGTTTCTTGATTTTAAATCATTAACAACTTGCTCTACTTCCTCAAAAGTCAAAGCTGTGTCGTATAAAGCAAACTCTCTAATCTCTCCATTTAAACCTCTATCACCTACAGCACCATAACCTAAAGTGTTTAAACTAACACCAAAGTTATTACTAAAAGCGCTTGTAGTTGCCATAACATCCGTATTGTTATAGAAAGTTACAGTCGCACCTGAAGCAGCATCCTTATGTATCACATGCACATAGTATTGTTGATCAACAGGTATATTGGTAGCTGTAGTAGCACCAGTTCTATTACCTACAGCATTTTGTCCATATAGATAACAGAAAGCTTGTGATGAGCTAGCAAACATTTGCATATAAGAGTTAGCAGAGTCATTTCTATCTTGAGCTAAACCATAATAATCAAAGCCAGAGGTTAAATTCATTTTAACAACAAAAAATGCTGTAAGTGTGGATAATTCTTGATTAGGAAAATCAAAGTACCTAGGTAGGGAAGAAGTTGCTCCAGCCATATCAAACGCTCCTGTACTAGAGTCGTAAGACATACCGTTAACCACAGTACCTACGGTTTGAGTAAGATTATTTCCATTTCCAGATGAATCAGTCCAAGTTATAGAATTCGTTCCAAAACTAACACCCTCTTGGTTTTTAGCCCATATTTGCAAACCAGGTATAGTAGATATATCAAAACCAGCTGAACCAGCTGATTTCATTGGAATATTATGTACTCCTAATCCTAAACCTATCATTATGCTCTTTTGTATAAAATGAACTGATCTCCAGCACTTGTGTTGATCTGCTCTAAATCACCATAAACAACAGTACCAGCTGGGAATGTTACAGCACCAGGCGCTACATTGTATCCCTCACTATTTGCGAATCTTATAGCTAATGGACTAACTTCAGTTAAAAACTGAATAGCGTAGTATTGACCAGTTACACCAGATTTGCTAACTACACCTAAACATAGTTCACTACCCATATTACCTATGGCCGTATCTTCAATTGCGTTTCTTTTTGACATTTTAATTAATTTGAATTGTTATTATTTCTATTAGAACTTCCTCCAAAAAAGAAGTCAATTATTGTATTCACTTTAGCGGACATAGCACCAAATGTAGTGGATATGAAACCAATTTCATAATCACCTAATACTATTTCTTTTAAAACAAAGTAGTTAAATAGCACGTATGTTAAACCAAAATAAGCTATAGTAAACAAAGCAGCTAATACCTTTTGTATAGTAGCATCATCTTGATACATTGTCCTAGCAGATTTACGATCCTCAACTTCAGCGTTAAAAGCTTCACGTTCAGCATCAAGTAAAATCTTTTGTAATTCTAACTTAGCTTGATCTCTTTCCTTATCTGTAGTGATTACTTTATCAAGTATTCCCTCAGCGTTCTCTACTACTTTAGTAAACAACCCTCCTAGTATTTTATTAACTATCATATTAATCTATTTTATTTTTCTCCCAAGGTAATGTTTTATCACCTTCATGATGTTTTTCCCCAGTATGAGGATTTAATATATAGCCATTTAATCTTGGCCAAACCTCTCCGTTGAAGTAAACATTGTAATCGTCAAATGTTTCGCTACCAATTTTCATCTGAGTTAAGTGTTGTACTTCATGAGCTATAGTTCTCCTCATTATTGGATCATTTATATCCATATCTTTATTTACAGATATAGTCCCATCGTTATTAGCTTCAGCTAACGTGTTTTCATCAAGTTTAACGAAGTTTATATCAACCCCATATATGTTTATATCAGATTTCTTAAAAACCATCTTAGATTTGATCTCTCCAGCTACTTGATTGTTTCCTTTTGATTTACCTAGTTTAAATCCCATAATTATCTATCTTTATCTTTAATCATATCATCTATTGACTTATTCATTACTTTATCGGTATAAGTCTTATTACCGTAATAAACATTCCTATCGTAAGTAGGAATATCTTCTTCACCCATTAGTATCCTGTATATCCTAGATATTAAATGAGTACATTTAAAAGATACTTTAAATACTGAATATTTTATAGTAGTTCTATTACGATGTCTCCAAGTCTCAATCCAACCATCTCTCTTTAAACGTTCCCACCTGTGTTTATCCCACGAATAAGCATAAGCACCATTTATAAAATCGTTTCTAGTAAAACGCTTCATTGATTCAAGGTATATCAGTAACTCTAAATCAGCATCTTTCAGGTTGTAAGTTTTACAAGCCCACTTTCTAGTAAGCCTGTAATACTTCAAAAACCCTATTTTCTTTAAATCATCTCCAGTCCTAATCATTCAACTATAATTACGTTTTGCATTTGTATAACGTAGTACACTTTATCCTTCCAAGTTATAGCGTGAGCAGCATGTTTATCGTAAGATATTACATCTCCATCAACAATACCCTCTACACGCGTACCAGCAGTGATTACACGCGCTCTAACGTATCTTCCCTCCTCATCTGTCGTTTCTGTCATTATTAGTCCAGCTATTGTCTTAGGAGCCTCCTTAATGTTATCTACAACTAAGTAGTGATTAATTGCTTTCATTTGCTCTTGCGTTTGAGATTACACAATCTGCAGAAACAATAGTCATTACAACACTCACTGCATTTTTGAGCGCCGATTTTGTAACCAAAACCGGATCTATTATACCAGCTTCAATCATTTTAACTTCTGAACCGTCAACTACGTTCAACCCAACACCCTCGCCACTTGGCAACGGAGCATCAACGATGCCTGCGTTATCTAATATGGTTAAGAAAGGAGCTTTAATAGCTAAGAAGAGTAATTCTTCACCTGCGCAAGCAGGTTCGATTTTTGTGGAGGCATTAAGTAACGCTACACCACCACCAGAAACAATACCTTCTTTAAGTGCTGCTTTAGTAGCATGGATCGCATCTTCAACTCTATCCTTCTTTTCTTTTAATTCTACTTTACTATCAGCACCAACTTTGATAATACCAACAGAACCAGAAAGCATAGATAATCTTTGTTCTAGTTTCTTTTTGAAGAAAGGATTTTTCTCATCAGCAACAAGTTTAGATACATTATCAATTCTTTCACCAATTTCTTCAACATAATCTTCTACAGTTGTTATAACTGTGTTTTTATCATCAGTAGAACTAAATTCAGCTTCTCCTAATGCATCTATATCAATTAAGTCTAAATCATCACCTAATTCTTCATTTAAAACAGTTGCACCAGTTAAAATAGCTAAATCTTCGCAAGTATCTTTCTTACCTGGTCCAAAACCTGGGCAATCAATGATATTTACCTTGATATTACCTTTTACTTTGTTCATTAACAGCGCAGATTTTACTTGATGAGCTACAGGAGCTACAATTAGTAAAGATCTGTTGTTTTTTATTGCAAATTCTAATACAGTTTGAATTCTTCTGACATTAGGAATTTCTGACATACAAATAAGGACTAGAGGATTCTCTAAATCAGCTTTTTGTTTATCAGTGTCAGTAATAAAGTGAGGAGATGTTAATCCTGAGTCAAATTGTACTCCATCAACAACATCTACGTAAGTTTCTTCAGTTTCAGACTCTTCCATTAGCACAACACCGTCTTTTCCTACTTTGTTGTATGCTTCTGCAATAATTTCTCCTAAAATAGAGTCGTTATTACAAGAAATAGCTGCCACATGAGATAAAGTATCTTCATCTACATCAATTTTAACGTTATCAAGGTACTCAACAACTTTCTTGAGACCTGATTGTACGCCATTTTTAATTTCACGCTCAGTATTCTTACTGAAATCTGCATTACTTACTGTTTTTAACAGTGCTTCAGCTAATACTGTACTAGTTGTAGTACCATCACCAGCTTCTCTTACTGTATTCTTCGCAGCTTCTTTAATTAAAGTAGCTCCGATATTCTCAACCGGGTCAAAAAGGACAACAGACTCAGCTACTGTCACACCATCTTTGGTTATTACCGGTTTTCCAAGTGCATCTTCATATATAACGCACTTACCTGATGCTCCAAGGGTCGATTTTACAGCCTTCGCTAGTTTTTCAACTCCTGCACCAATCTTATTTTTTGCTTCGTCACCGAAGTTTAAGTCTTTTATTAAAAGACTAGGGTTATTGTATTCCATTTAATTTAATTTAATTGATAATAATATTATTAAAACGTTTTAACTACGTTTGGAGTGTTGTTTTTGTCTACTTTTTTAGAAAAATGACTTATACTACAATCTATTGCTTGTTCAGCTTCTTCTATAGTCTTCCTTCTAGTTACATCTTGCCAACTTTGTTCTTGACAATTACGTATTGTTACTTCTGTTTGGTAGTATCCATTGGTTAATCGAACGATTCGCCAGTTTTCTTTCTTAGAGTAATGCAAATAGTCTTTCCTTGCATCTTCACCAGGTACTTCTTTTCCACCTGATATGGAATCTTGGTAATAGAGGTCATTCATTGGTATAAATATTAAATTAGTATATAAAAAAAAGTGGAAAGGTATAGTCTCTCCACTTTTATATATCACACGGTTAGTGTATATTTAACTGTTATTACCGTATCTATTTCCTTCTTTTCTTTCTTGTATGGTAGAGTTCGCTCTTTCCCACCTTCTAGCTGGTGTTAAAATACCTCTATCTCTTATTATTTCTCCTTTAATATCTTTGATATAAGGGTTGTTAGGAGAAAAGGTATGTTCGTTTCTCAAACCATCTATTCTAAAAGTTCGCGCCCCGAAATCGTTGAGACTATCATCCACACTTTCAGCATCGATTGTCGGTTCATTGTTCGATGTGTTGTTGCTAGTGAAGTTGCTCTGTACTAACAATGGCTCTTTTTGTTGTTGTTCATCTCCAAAGTAAGTTCCTTGGTCAAAATATAAGTTACCATTACTAGAATAAATTCTATCTTCTAAATTACCTCTACCCTCACCGAACGCTGAAATAGCTTTCTTCTGCTTGTCTGATAAACTATTATAGTCAATCTTCTCAGCACCGTTATACCATTCAGAACCTTCTTGAATACTATTTCCTTTTTTATCGTAGTTTCTATTATTAGTAGAATATTCTACACTAACCTTCTCTGATGGTGGATCTGTTTGTTTAAAAACAGGCTTGTTCATTTTAAATGCCATATCTTATTTACATTTAGTACAGTTAGGACCACACATCTTATAACAAGACTTTTTATCCATAGGAGAATCGTTATAATAACCTTCTTTATAATTCTTCTTAGGAGAAGACTTAACACAGTTAGGTACGGTTTTACCGTTTTTCTTTTTAGTTCCGTACATTTCGAAACCATCCCAACAAGGATTCTTTACTTTATTCATTTTAAATGCCATATCTTTATTTTTTTTTTATTAGTTATTACTTAGGACCGCACTTCCAGTTTCTTCTAGCTATATCATTAGGACAATCCCCATTTTTATCTGGGTTCTTACATTTCTTGATACCTGCTGATCTTGCACAATAAGAATCTTTACGAGATCCTCCACCTGGTTGTGGTCCTTTTACGTTACCTCCAGTTTTATTATTATATGCTTTTCTTTCTTCAGGGGTCATTCCTCCTGTATGAGGCTTCGTTCTCTTTAACGGTGAAATCATTTTAAAAGCCATATCTTATTATTTTTTAACCCATTTAGGATAACCTGGTTTAAGCTTACCTTTATCGTCGTATTTGTGAACGTAAGTCATACCACTACGATTCGGTGCTACTGGTCCTCCTTTGTTAATCATTTTGTTTTTCTTCTTTTCTTGTGGAGGTGTAAAACCGCCTTTCATTTTAAATGCCATAGTTTAGTTTTTAAAATTATTAATATCCGTATTTCTTCGATGTCTTACCACCCTCTGATTTTGTACCCTTACCACCGTTTCCTCTATTAACCGATACTTTAACCCATTTGTTTAATCTATGATCGTAGTCATAACCAGTTCTATTCGTCTTAGAGTTACGTCTCTTCTTTTGAGCATCTGCTTTAGCAAACCTCCTATATGGAGTTTTAGCCGCTTTAAGATCTCTCTCTGCTTTAGCTTTAGCTGCCTCAGGAGAAAGCTTCTGTTTCTTAAACGGAGAATTGTGTTGTATATAAGCCATATTAGTATTTGTGTAAGTTGTTACAATAGTAACAATCACCTATAAATATATATATCAAAAATGGGACTATAGCCTGTTACTATATAACTAATCAGGCTAATGTCCCAATTTATAAATACGTAAGGATCGCAACCGGAGTTACGAAACGTATAACTCTTTAAAAATAAAAAATCATGATACAATGCATCGTAAGTTAATTAAACTACTAATAATTAGTTGTCGATGCCTCTAATCATTTTACAATAATAAGGCTACTAATCAGATTTTTATTTTATAAAAATATCTTTTAACCTCTAATGATGCATTTTAAAAACCCCTAATAGACACACAATAATATTTAGTCTGATACAATATATGATGATACGGCTTAAACTGTCTTAAAATGATTAATAGATATGTCTACGTTTATTAGGATGATGTTATTTATGTACGGTTAAAAGTCTTACACTCGTTTATAGGTGGGCACTCTAAAATATAGGGGATTGCAAATATAGAACTAGAGGGTAGATACCCCTTTTTTACACAACTTCTTCAAGAACCAAAGTCAATTCTCTACACTGGCCCCACCTCTTCATTCTACGTTTATCGTAAAACATTTACCTTTTATTTATTTATTTCACAATACTATTCCTCTTTTCTATTCTACATTTATGTATAGCATTTACGTTTTGCACAACACTAACAAGACGTTATACAGATAATATATACGTAATCTGAATGATACTTCAGTTACAAACGTTCTGAGTTTCTTCTTCTTCTTTTACTAAGTACTTTCAAAGTGCACAAACTGGATAAGTTGATCAACAGATAATAATACTGAATATAATAATTAATAACACTTTAAATTAAAACTACTATGTCAAATTCAAACAACATCACTACTAAAAGATTCGTAATCAGAAAGTCACTAATCGGTACTAATACAATCGTAACATTCGAAACTAAAAAAGGTAAATTCTCATACGATCATGATGCAGTGTACGCAGCAAACCAAGAGCACTTAGAAACTATGGACTGCTTCCAAAAGTATGGTAACTACACTAACAGTAATAACTTACCAACCTGGGCTCGTGATCACCAAGTGAAGTAAGAGTTACACTGATGAGATCTAAATGATCGAAACGCCGTGAGGCGTCTGTAACAAACTAAATAAAACTACTATGCAGATTAAGAACAAACGAACTGGTGAAGACGTAACTAAGTACATGATAGCTTACTTAGAAGGATTGATCACTCAAGATGAATTTGAACTACTAACTCTAACA